CACCAAGTTGGAAGAACTGCTATACCCAAATCTATATTATTCTTATAAATCTTCTCATGAGTATGTCGATCCACTCACAGCGGAAAGAACTTCCAACGCAATACCCGGGTTCACAATGTCTAAGAACACTAGACCTCTAATAATTGCTAAAATGGAGGAATTCATTAGAAATAAACTAGTTAAAATATATTCTAAAAGAATATATAATGAGATGAAGACGTTTGTGTGGCACAATAGCCGCCCACAAGCTATGAGAGGATTCAACGACGACCTAATAATGTCTTTCGCTATTGGCTGCTGGGTAAAAGACACCGCGTTTACAGTTAATGAAAGAGAACTAGCGTACAATAAAGCATTTTTAACTACTATGACACAAACCACATCAAAGATAAACACGTCAATATCTGGAATGCTTGGGCACGAAGAAAGTAAAAAAAGTGAAATCGCAAAACATTATCAAGAATTCTCGTGGTTATTAAAAGGATAGAAAATGGCCGATCAAAAAAAGAACAACCCGCGCAACAATGAAAATAAACTTTTTAGAAAGTTAACAAGACTTCTCTCCGGACCAATTGTAAACTATCGCCGGCAAATGCCGCGCAGATTTCAACGAAGGCAACTGGATCATCATAAATTTAAGTCAGCCTCGGGCCAATCTTTTAAGAAAGAAGAATATAACCCCTATGACTCTATGCAGGCGAATTACATGTCTACACAGAGTCGTGTTGAACGGTATATCGATTTTGATCAAATGGAATACACACCAGAGATTGCTTCTGCTATAGATATTTACGCAGACGAGATGACAACTTGTAGTGGTTTACAAGAAATGCTTCATATTAAATGTGCCAATGAAGAAATTAAAACAGTACTACACAACCTATACCACAACGTTCTTAACTTAGAGTTCAATCTCTTCGGCTGGTGCCGGTCTATGTGTAAATTCGGAGACTTCTTCTTGTATTTGGATATCGACGAGGAAGAAGGTATCAAACATGCGATGGGCCTGCCTCAAAATGAAGTCGAAAGGCTAGAAGGCGAAGATAGGACTAACCCAAACTACGTACAGTTCCAATGGAACTCTGGAGGTCTAACTTTCGAGAACTGGCAGATAGCACACTTTAGAATTTTAGGTAATGACAAGTATGCTCCGTACGGAACTTCTATTCTTGAGCCAGCAAGAAGAATTTGGCGCCAATTAACCTTAATGGAAGACGCGGTTATGGCTTATCGTATCGTTCGCTCCCCGGAACGACGAGTTTTCTATGTTGATGTGGGTAATATCAATCCACAAGACGTGGAACAGTATATGCAAAAGGTCATGACGCAGATGAAGCGCAACCAAATTGTTGATGCTGATACTGGACGCGTCGATCTTCGCTACAACCCTATGAGTGTTGAAGAAGATTATTTTATACCGACTAGAGGTGATACCTCATCAAGGGTAGAGACGTTAGCCGGAGGATCTTATACTGGTGATATCGATGACATTAAGTACCTTAGAGATAAACTGTTTGCTGCTCTAAAGGTCCCGGCATCGTATCTTTCTAGATCCGATGAGGGTTCAGAAGATAAAACTACTTTAGCTCAGAAAGACATCCGGTTTGCTAGAACAATCCAGAGGCTGCAAAGATCGATTTTGGCTGAGATAGAAAAGATTGGAGTTATTCATCTGTTCACTCTGGGTTACAGAGGGAACGATTTAGTTTCTTTTAGTCTTCAATTGAACAATCCTTCTAAACTGGCAGAGTTACAAGAGCTAGAGCATTGGAGAACAAAGTTCGAGGTAGCAAGCACTGCAACTGAAGGATACTTTAGTAAGCGTTGGGTCGCAGACCACCTATTCAACCTTTCCGAGGAACAGTTCTTAAGATCCCAGAGAGAGATGTTCTACGATAAGAAGTTCGAAGCTTCCTTAGAGAAAGCAATTGAAGAAATTACAGCGTCAGAAGGCGAAGGTGGCGATGACCTCGGCCTCGGAGGAGGAGGAGGCCTAGGCGACTTAGGCGGCGGCGATGAACTCGGCGCCCTTGGCGGCGAAGATCTCGGAGGCGAAGATCTCGGAGGGGAAGAACTTGGAGGCGCCGAAGACGCGCCGGCGGACGATGATGTCCTCCTCGCCGCCCCGGCAAAGCGCGATAGCCCAGATGACCCTATGAAAGTTACAAAAAAGAATGTCTTTGGAGTTAACATAGCGTCGACAACAGACAAGTCTAAGGGAAAGTGGTATATGCCAGACCGGCCAAAGTCCGGAGGGGCTCGAACAAAAGCCGGCAATCAGATTCAAGCGCGCCGTAGAAATCATTTATCTACCTCGGGGCTGCCCACTATGACAGGACAAGACTATAAATTCCCCGGACTTAAGCCTCTAAGAAATACAGCAAAGGGACTATTTGAAAATCAAGAGCCTAATTATAATGACGAGGAAGAGAAAATTTTCCAAGTAAGCACAAATATTAAAACCCTTATTAAAGATCTGGAGTCTAAAAAATGAAGTTGAAACACAATAAGAAAAGAAATACGGCGTTCCTTTTTGAAAGCTTGGTCAGGGAAATGACAAAAGCAGTTGTCAACAAGGAGTCAGAAAAAAAACAGAAAGTCCTTTCTATTATAAAAGAGCATTTTCACAAGGGTACTGAGCTTTCAAGAGAACTTGAGATTTATAAAAGCGTTTTAGATAACCAGAGCATTGAAGCTAAATTAGCTGAAAAGGTTGTTCTAGAAGCAAAAAACCAACACACAGATCTAGACAAAGAGCAGATCTTTTTAGAACAAAGTGCTCTGATAAGAGTAGTAAACAAAGAATTGTCTGGAGATACTTTTTCAAATTTTGTACCGAACTATAAAAATTTAGCAACGCTCTACCAAATTTTTAATACTAAGTTAGCCCCAAAGAAGAAGGTCATTCTTGAGAATTCAATTTGTGAACACATATCTATCAAGAAAGAAGAGCAGAACTCCACAGCCCAAGTGCCGTCGGACAAGCTTGTTCTTAACACCTTTATTAACAAGTTTAATAACACGTATTCAGAAGACTTGTCAGAAAAACAACAAAATCTTTTAAATAAGTATGTTACATCTTTTGTAGATAACGGTGTTGAACTCAAGTTATTTCTGAATGAAGAGATAGGCAGGTTAAGAGGTACAATTAAAAGTTCGTTGACCAGTTTCGAGATGCTTCAGGACGAGGCGTTACAAGAAAAAACTTCAAAACTTCTTGAGACTATTGATAATTTTAAAAACAAAAATATCGACTCAAAATTAATTAAAAAGATACTTAAGATACAACACTTAGCCGAAGAGATTAATAACAATGGCAATTAATATTAAAATATCGCAACCTAAGAGAGAAGTCATAAGAATCACTGTTGACGAACACGACAAGCCGGACGCGTCAGTTAAAATGGACCTCAACGCACGACGGACTCTTGATGGGAATGTGCTTATTTTTGATCACAGAGATATCGATATTGTGCTAATGCCCGCGGATAAAAAAATTGTAACTTTTGCAAAGAATATTTTGGGTGATGATGTATACGAGGCTCAGGATCGTTTATTTTCATATCTATTTAAAAAAGGCATTGTTTCGATGGAGTCAGTGCAAGGCGGAAACGTTTATTCCTCTATGGAAGCAAAGATATTAGAAAGCACAGACCACAACTCTACACAAGTTGCTCTTTTCGGAATTGGTAAATTTCTAGAAGAAGAAAAACCATACCTAGAATTCGAGAAGGCCTTTGAAAAAGCCGAAGAAGAAAGATTATCTGAGCCTGGCCCAGAAGATTCTTCAGAGTTCGACGAGGAGCGCCATGATGCCCAGAAGGGCTCGATGCGCCCAGGCGCGAAACCTTATGGTATCGCTAGTGTTTATAGAGTTTAAGAGAGAGCTATGCCTTTAATATATTTTATTCTGTGTGCCTACGGGCTTACGCAAATATTAATTTACGGAAGTATATTTAATTTAATCCGCCCGGTTCACGGTTTTTTAGGCGAGTTGTTTAAGTGCCCTATGTGCTTAGGCTTCTGGGTTGGCATTTTTCTTTTTGGAATTAATGGCTTAACAGAACTATTTAGTTTTGATTATAATTTAACAAATGCGTTCCTTTTGGGGTGCTTAAGCTCCGGGACCTCTTACATTTTTAATATGGTGTTCGGAGATCACGGAATAAAACTAGAGAGTTTAAACAATGAGAAGACAAAATCGACCAGAAGTAAGACGCTGCTGCAAGGGTAGCTCTACCGCGCAGGTAACGCCTGCGCACAATAATTTTATAACAAGGAAAAATTAAAATGAAGCTTACTAGATCATTATTAAAGCAAATTATCAAAGAAGAACTACAAAAAACTGTAACCGAAGAAGAGACAGTCGCAGAAACCACAGAAGACGTTACCGAAGAGGTCGTCGAGGAAGAAGAGACTGTCGAAGAAGAGTTCGATGCGGCTGCAAAGATCGCTCAGTTAGAAGAAGAACTTCAAAACCTAAAATCCAACCTTAAATAGGGAGCCTAAAATAGTGTCAAAACAACTTTTACAAGAATATTTTCAATTATGCCCGGACGGCATATGTGATTTAAATGTATTAACCGAAGATGAAAAGCGTAAAGTAGACGATGGCTCGGTCTATCTTGTCGGAGTAATCCAGAAGGCCGGCACCAAGAACGGCAATGGACGAGTGTATCGTAGAGAGACACTTCAAAGAGAGATGAGCAATTACCAGAAGGCCATCACCGAAAGACGCGCCCTGGGAGAACTAGACCACCCCGATGATTCGGTTGTTAATTTGAAAAATTCTTCCCATTTGGTTTCTAAAACTTGGTGGGACGGCGACAGCGTTATGGGTAAAATTGAAGTTTTGGACACTCCGTCTGGAAAAGTTTTAAAAGCTTTGCTGAAGTCAGGAGTAAAGCTCGGAATTTCGTCTAGAGGCTTGGGCTCGGTTTCAGAAGGCGCCGGCGGAACAATAATGGTAGAGGACGATTTTCAACTTATTTGTTTTGATATCGTGTCCGAACCATCCACTCCTGGCGCTTATTTAAACCCGGATGGCCAAAGTAGAAGTAGAATATCTATGTCACTATCGGAAAACAAACAGAACACAACAAGATCACAAAGAATTAATGATGTTCTTGACGACATTTTAGGTGAATAATGAAAAAAAGTGAATTAAAAGAAACTCTCAAGCCGCTAATCAAAGAGTGCATCAAAGAATGTATTTTTGAAGAGGGCGTATTATCCGGAATTATTACAGAAGTTCTAGCAGGTATGCAAACTCAAAGAGTTGTTACCGAAGGTATCACTGTAAAGAAACAAACGGGACTGTCTCCCCAGGAACTCCAAAAGAGAGAAGAAGAGATGGAGAGGCAAAAGCAAGAGAGAATTAAAAGATTAAACGAGTCCGCGAATGTCGGAGGAGTTAACATATTTGAGGGTGTTAGTGCAGATACAATCGCCCCCGAACCAGGCTCCGGCGCCCTTAGCGGAGTAGCCCCCAGCGATTCTGGAGTCGACATCGGCGGAATTTTAGGATTAGCCGCCGGCAAATGGAAAAACTTAATATAGGTATTATATAATGGCACGCGCATACAATGTTGAAGTAAATATAGAAGAAACCCGCGGAGACGTTGGCAAGCTTATTAGAAAATTTACAAAGAAAGTTAAAAAGATGAAGCTCTTAGAGGAGCTTAGAGATAGAAGGTACTTTAAAAAGCCGTCATTGAAAAGAAGAATGGCAAAACTTAGCAAGCTACGTAATGCAAAAAAAGCAGAGCGTACCAGGCAAGAAAAATACGACAAAAAAGCAGGAGCTAGAAGATGAGTAACAACCCAGGAAATTTTAAATATAATGTAGGTATCGGCCACGTTGGGTCGTACCAAGTAAGCGGACATCCGTTTATAACAGGTTCCACCGGAATCGATATGGCTGCAGTACATACAATCACTTTCCCCCGAGTCGCCAAGAAGGTAGTAGTGACAAGTCGCAGCGCTGTGGATCTGCAGGTTTACTTTACGCACCCGAACACTGGAGACGCCAGCGCCGCAAAGCATTACGTATCTTTAGTTGATAATAAAGATTCCTTTACATTTAACGTTAAATGCAAGGAAATGTATATTATGTCTTTGGGCAATGGCGGAGCTTACGAATTGTACGCGGAGCTAACCGGAATTGAGACAAAAGAGATGTATCCTCTGACCGGCTCAGGCCTAACAGAATTAGATACAGTAAATGGTTAAAACATTTGTCAATAAATGTTAAAGTGGAATTTAGAAGAAAATATGACTACTTATTTATGGTAATTAATTTTTAAAAAGGAGTTTTTTTGTATGTCATCCATGCTAGAACAAGCAGTTATCGATGCCGAGGCGTTGAAAGAAGTTGCAATGAAGAATGCTGAGAGCGCAGTCATCGAGAAGTATTCAGGCGAAATCAAAGAAGCAGTTGAACAGCTTCTAGAACAAGACGATTCAACACAAGTTGTTGTTAATGAGATGGAAGAGGCTCTTATCGACGAAATGCCTGGAGCTTGGTCCGACGGAGAAGAACTTTGTGGTTGCCCTGACGACGAAGAAGTTGTCACTGTAAACCTGGACGACCTCCTAGCCAACGCTGGAGCCGGCGAAGAATCACACGAAGCCGCTGCCGAAGATATCGTAGGCGAACCAGGTGAAAATGAACTTAATCTCGAAGAGGCTGCAGAGCCAGAACTAGACCTTGATGCAGATATGCTAGCAGAAATTATTGAAGGCCTAACTGTAGACATTAAGCCCGTTAAAAGCGGCTGGGCCGGCACTCCTCAATCGAAGATGGAGTTGGCCGCAGAACAGTTGCTAGCTAATGAGCAAGATGACGAAACAAAAGAAGAGAACGAAGCTTTAAGAAAGGCCGTTGAGGATCTTCAAGAGTCAAAAGGTTCTCTCCAAAAAACTTTAAAAGAAAACACAGAAAAGATTGAGAAGTTTGAACATAGCGTTGAATACTTAACCAGTACTCTACAAGAATCAAACGTCACAAATGCAAAATTATTATACACAAACAAGGTTTTGACAAACAACTCCCTGAATGAGCGGCAAAAAACACAACTTGCCGAATCTTTGTCTAAGGCCGAGACCGTTGAAGAAGCAAAGGTCATTTATGACACGCTTCAAGGCGCAGTGGGTGGCTCAAGAAATAAGCCATCAGTAGAATCACTGAGCGAGGCAGTTAACAAAACTTCTTCAACAATGTTGCTTTCTAGAAGTAGAGAGCAGACTTCCAACAAGCAAGATAGCGCAGCTACTTCACGCTGGAAGACCTTAGCAGGAATTGAGTAATCAATTCAAGACATAAACTAACTAATTCAATGGAGGATTTCTAACATGTCTGTTCTAGATAAATTAACAGAGGGCATCGTTCACAGAAACGTTCAAAAGGAAGGAGGCGCACTACTAGAAAAGTGGGAGCGCACCGGACTTCTTGAGGGTATCAACGACGATAGCGCTCGAAACGGTATGGCCCGTCTCTTAGAGAACCAGGCCTCACAGCTTCTTAAGGAAGCTTCTTCAATGGCTGCTGGCGACGTCGAAGGCTTCGCATCAGTCGCATTCCCAATTGTCCGTCGTGTATTCGGTGGCCTAATTGCAAACGACCTTGTGTCAGTTCAACCAATGAGCTTGCCTTCA